AGCCGGGCGAGCCAGGCGCGGCCCCGCCGGCCCCCACGGTGACGCTCACGCTCGTGCCCGGCACCAGGCCGCTGACGATCTTCACCGCCTTGCCGCCCGCCCCGCCGCCGCCGCCGGGCTGCGTGGTGTGCATGCCGCCCGCCCCGCCGCCACCGATCACCGTCACCTTCGCCCGCGTCACGCCCCCCGGCACCACGAAGCTGCCGGACGTCGTGAAGCTCGAAATCGCCGAAAATCCGGGCCGCAGCGCCGGCAGCTTGAACGCCAGCGGCGCGCCCGAGGCCAGCGCCGTGATGTTCCCCGCCACCACCGAGCTTTGCCCGGCCGAAACCAGAATGCTCGCGAGCCCGACCCAGCCCGCATCCACCGGCGGCGCCACCTGCGTCCCCGTCACCGCGGCGGCCCCCACCTTGAGCTGCAACTGGACGGATTGCCGCCGCCGCGTCACCTGCCCGGCCCCGGTGTTGTTCGGCCCGAGATACGGCACCGCCGGATTGGCCGCATTGAAATAGGGCAGCACCGTCGCGGCATCATCGTTCTCGCCGAACACCGCCTGGATCAGATAGATCACCGACTCGCCGGCCGTCGCGGGTGCCGCCAGGGTGAAGGACACCGGCGCCGGGTTCACCCCCATCTTCATCAGCGGCGTGCTGTCCGCCCCCACCGCGCCATAGGCGACCTGGTCGATCACCGAGAGCTGCGTGATGCTGCCGGAAGCCACCGTCACCGCCATCGAAGCCGGCGTCGTCGGCGCCACCACCAGGCCATCCACCACCTGCCCGGTGCCCAAGGTGGCCCCGATCAAGGCACCCAACGCCACCATCGCATTGCGATTGGCGACCAGCAGATCCGTGTCCAGCGGAATCGCCCCTGGATAAACAATATTCCGGTCCATGAAACCTCACTGTGGGTTTTGAAGGTGACGGGAAGAAAGCAAGGCGAGGGCTCTGCCCCCGACCCGCCAGGAGCCGAGGGGCCCCTGGACCCCCGTCCGTTTTAGGGAATGGGTTGGATTGAAAAGGGGCGCCGACCGCGCCGTCGCAACGGCAGAGTTGGCGCCCCTCTTCAATCCAACCCCTCTTAAAGTGATGGGTTCCAAGGGCCTCACGGCCCTTGGCGGGTCCAGGGCAGAGCCCTGGCCTTCCTTCTCCCGGTCAGCTCGAAATCCGCAGCCAGGCGATCGAGGCCGCTGGCATGACGTCGGCCACGGCTTCGGCGATATCGGTGTCCGTCACCTGCCCGCCGATCGCGGTGTGATCCGCCCAGCAGACCGCGCCGATGCCGTAGCCGCCGATCGTGCCGCCCCAGCCCGAGACCTGCGCGATCCCTTGCCCGGCCGGGCGGAATGCGGTGACGAAGCATTGCCGCGGCAGCATCAGGCTGCCCCAGCGCCCCGCCACGCCGTAGCCGATCTGCCCGTTCCAGGCCCCGGTATCGCCGGGCCGCGCGGGCTCGAATACCTGCGGCACCCGCCCGGTGAGGTCGACCAGCGCGGCGATGACGGCAGCCCGCGTCCCGCGCTCGCGCCGCATTTCGCGCAGCACCCGCACCCGGAACGGATCATCCGCCTCCGCCACCCGCCGGCGCACCCGGCTGCCGAAGAAATCGAGCGCGATCATATCGATGAACGACCCGGTCGCGGTGGCGATCCTGGTCTGCGCGATCGCCGCCCGCAACTGGTCATGGATCGCGGTCCACACCGCCGCCACGCCGGCCAGCACCCCGTCCAGCACCGGGGCGACATCGCCGAACCACCGGCCCGGCAGGGCGGCGCGCAGCCGCGCCACCATGTCCGCCTGATCGCCGACCATCAGGACACCACCACCGAGCCGGGCTTCACCACCCCGCCCTGCCCCGGCACGAGATCGAGCCCGGCGCCATTGACCAGCACGGCGCCGACCCCGGAGACCAGCCGCGACGCCTCATACGCCACCTGGATCAGCCGCGACCAGACCAGCGGCACCCCAAGCCCCAACCCGTTGATATAACCAGCGATCGCCGCGATCACCGCCGCCCGCTCGACACCGGCCTCGGCGCCAGGCAGCAACGTCACGCTGAGCGAGACATCGGCCACCGTCACACCGGGCGCCATCACCGCATAGACCGCGCCCACCGGCCGAACCGCCTCCACCGCGGCCGCCACCGCCGCCATCAGGCTCGCCGAGGGCGCCCCGCTGCCGTCATCGACGGTGACGACGAAACTCCCCACCGAGGCCGCCCCGCCCGGCAGCACATTGTCCTGCAACGTCCGCTGCAAGCCCTGCTGCACCCCGTCGATGGCATAGAAGATCGCCCCCTGCGTCGCCCGGGAGCGGCTGTCGAGAAACCGGGTGAAGCGCGCCCGCAGCGCCTCGTCGCCCTCCCCGTCCCGCCCGCCGGCGAAGGCCGCGGCGTTGTTCACGGTATCGACCCCGGGCAACGCCGCCGAAATCAACGACACCGAGCCGGCCTGCACATTGCCCGCCACCCCGGCCACCAGCGCCACCGCCGGAACCGCGACCGAGGCCACGCCGGCCGCCATCGTATAGCCCCCCGCGCTCCAGGCCGGGTGCGCCGCATCGCTCGCCACGGTGAACACCTGCGAGCCATCGGCCGTGCGCACCAGCGTCCCCGCCGGCACGCTCGCGCCGCCGCCGGTGACGAAGCGGCCGAACGTCAACGTCCCCGAAGCCGCCACCGAGGGCAGCCGGACCACGCCGAAATCGGCCATCCAGCTATCGAGATCGACACCGACGGACGTCCCCGCCCGGGTCGTCTGCAACACCTGCACGATCAGCCACTGCACCCACAACGCGATCGAGGCGCTCGCCTCCAGCACCGCGCGCAAGGTCGAGCCGACCGTGAGATCCACCAGTTGCCGCGCCGTCCCCTGCACGGCCGCGGCCGCGCTGCCCACCAGGGAGGCAAAATTCTGAAGCTGCAATTGCATCGCGCCCTACCCGTTGCTCACTGAAAACGACAACATCTGCGTCGATCCGCTGTCGGCATCGGCGTAGCGCACCTGCACATACACCCGCCCCAGCGCATCGGCCGACACCTCCACCACCGGCTCGGGCTGCCGCGCCACCACCGCCTCCTTGAACATCTGCCCGCGGATCACCGCCTCGATCCGCGCGACATCCACGGTCTCGCCGACGAAGCGCCCGAGCCCCGCCCCGTAGTCGAGCTGCCAGAGATAATCCCCGGGCGAGGTCAACAACCGGCGCAACACCCGCTGCTGGCCGAGCACCGCGCCATCCACGGTCGCGATATCCCCGGTCGCGGAGACCGCGAAATCCCCGCCGAACTGCTGCCAGGCATCCACCATCGCACCCTCCCCAAAACCACCCGTCCGTTGTCCTCAATCCGGCAGCGAGGTCGTCGTCCCCGAGGGCGGATGGACGTGCCCGTCATACCGCTGCCGCAACCGATCGAGCGAGCCGTGCCGATCGAACACCTCGCCGTTGACATGCAGATCGCCGTTGATCCGCACCGTCCCGTCATTGGCCAGGCGCAGCGAACTGCCGGAGGCATGGACCAGCCAGGCCTCGCCCACGGCCGAGGCCGGCGGCGGCATCAGCGCGGAGAAACTCGCCCCCAGGATCACGCCGTTGTCGGCATCGCCCTCATGGGCGATCACCAGCACCTGGTCCCCGGCCGAGGGCAGTGCCGCGAAGCCCCACCCCGCGCCAACCCAGGGCGACAGCACCGGCAGCCACCCGCTCAGCACATCCTCCGGCATCAGCCGCACCCGGGCGGCGTAGCGCTGGGGATCGACACTCGCGACCAGCCCGAACCGCGCCTGGCCCTGCGCCCGGTCCATCGCCGCCGCATGGCCCTTCATCGCATTCAGGAACCGCTCCATGCCGACACCTCCCGACCCTGGTTGCCGTTGCGCCCATGGACCATCTGGCGAAACCCGTGCGCGACCGAGATCCGCCGCTCCACCCGATCCACCCAATAGTCCTGGTCGAAATCCGTCCCCGTCGCGGCCAGCGTCAGCCGCCCGCGCGGCGAGATCGCGAGCTCGCCCGGCATTTCCAGCGCCACCACCCGCTCATGGCGGGAAATCTCGGCGAGCCTGGCCTGCGCCACCTGGAGCGCCTCGTCCGGCGTCAGCCCCGGGATCACATAGACATAGCGCTGCCGCCGCCCCTGCCTCGCC